AACAGGTGTGCAACTAGAAGCAGGGACAACAGCATCCCCATTTGAGTACCGCCAGTACGGTACGGAGTTGGCTTTGTGTCAGAGGTATTATTGGCAAGCGATTAAAGGAGATTCTCAAGAATTGACTGTTGGGTGGTATTGGAGCACTACTCAAATAAGTTTGGTTATGAATATGCCAGTACCAATGAGAACAGGACCATCAATTTCGCAAGTAACTGGAACAGATTACTACGCAATTTATTCTGCTGGTACTACTGATCGTTTTAATTCATTAACTGTTGAGAATGCTGGAACAACAATGGTTAGTTTATTAAACTCAACACAAGTAAGTGGAACGGCTGGATTTGCTGGAATTGTTAGGGCAACCAATGCAAGTTCATATCTTGGTTTTACTGCGGAGTTATAAATGTATAAATTAGTAAAAAGCCCAATTAGTGGTGAAATTAAAGTCGTTAACAAGCAAGAAGGCAATCTCTTGTTAAGCATCCCATTTGACCCAGACAACACCGACTACCAAGAATACCTTCGCTGGCTTGAGGCTGGCAACACACCAGAACCCGCAGAGGAGAACCAATAATGGCTTTAACGCAAGTAGCAGGGGGGATGATTGCTTCTGGGCAGTCAATAGCAAGCCCCACATTTACAGGCACATCTACATTTGCTGGTGGTGTCGCTAACGCTTATGGTTTTGGTGTTGGTACGGCTGTACCTTCTAGCGGTGCTGGCATCGCTTTTCCCGCAACCCAATCAGCATCATCTGACGCAAACACATTGGATGATTATGAAGAAGGTAGTTTTACGCCTACGATTGCTTTTAATAGTGGAACAACAGGCATTACTTACTCACAACAAATTGGTAGATATATAAAAGTAGGGACTTTGGTTTTTATCCAGTATTTTGTTTCTTTATCAAGCAAAGGCTCAAGTTCTGGTAATTTAGAACTTACGGGATTTCCATTTACATTGGGTTTTGTTCAAGATGGTTATTTTTGCACAGGCATACAAACATTCAATTTGACTTCAACAATACAAACAGTAATGCAATTAAACGCAAGTGGTCAACAGTTTAATGTGATGTATTCTGGACTTGATACAACTATTACAAATACTGTTTGCCAAAATACAACGGCTGTCAGAGCCGCATTTTGCTATCGTTCTGCTTAATTAAAGGAAAAAATCATGGCACTCACAGAAACCAAAGTCATTGACCAAATCACAGTAACCGAAAACGGCATAGTGCTGTATCGGGAAGCAACACGCATCCTAAAAGATGGTGAGCAGATAGCACAGACATACCATCGTACAAGCCTGACACCAGCACAAGACTTAACAGGTCAACCAGCCAATGTAGTGGCTATATGCAATGCCGCATGGACAACAGAAGTGGTAGCCGCGTATCAGGCTCAAATAGCACAACAAGCTGGGGCATAAAAAAATGAATGACATCGAGAAGGACTTTGCAGTTCACGAAGCTGTGTGTGCAGAGCGGTATCGGGTTATCTCTGACCGCCTAGATTCTGGCAAGGATCGTATGCAGAGGATTGAAACAATCCTGTATGTGGTGGTGATTGCTGTGTTGTTTGGCCCCGGCGTTGCTGGCGAGTTCGTCAAGAAGCTGTTTGGTATCTAAGATGTGGATCCCTTCTCCCTCCTACTCCTCGCGCAGAGCGCCGTATCTGCCATCAAGTCAGGGTGCGACATGCTCCACCAAGGGCGCATGGAGATCGAAGGAGTTAAGAAGACTGTTGACCAAGTTATTGGAGACGTCAAAGCTCTCAAAGGACTATGGAACTGGTTCATTGGACTGTTCTCAGACAAGTCCACCGCTGCCCAGCCTGTGGCAAAAGCGAAAGCCAAAGCGAAACAACAATCCTACGAAGAGCTGGAGTCTAAGTTGCTCCATGACATTGGAATCCAGCTTGGAACTCTCTTTGACGTACAACAGCAGATCAATGATCACTACCACGCACTAGAAGAGGAATCAAAGACCAAGTTCAATCCAGAGCAAAACACCAGCAAAAAAGCGATCGAGCGCGTACTAATCGAGCTTCAGCTTGAGCAGTTAATGCAAGATGTCAGGGAGGCAATGGTGTATGCGCCTCCTCAACTAAAAGACTTGTACAGCAGGTTTTTGGTGATGCACAAGAAGATTGAGCAAGAGCAAGCATGGGCTAGGTCAGAGATGATTCGCAGGGCTAGGTTAGCTCGGTGGCAGAAAGAGCAAGACGAGATTCGCTGGATTGAAATAACAAGTGGGGTAATTGCCGTGATGTTTATCTCTATGTTTTTTGGGTGGCTAATGTGGCAACTACGAAGCTTGTCTGGTGGGTTTTAATCGGGGTGGCCATATGCATCATTGTTGGAGTTACCTCGATGGCGTATGTGGAAACCCTGTACATGAAAGCCCAGCTCAAGCAGGAAATCAAAGAGCTTCGCAAACTTAAACGTGAACTAAAGGAAAGCAAATGATGACACTATTCTCAACCCTACTGTCTTTCCTGATGGGCGGGTTACCCAAGCTGATGGACTTCTTCCAAGACCGTGCAGACAAGAAGCATGAACTAGCTTTGGCGGCCATGCAGACTGAGCGTGAACTGACCTTGAAAAAGGCTGGCCTAGAAGCCCAAGAGCGTATTGAACATATCCAGACAGAGCAGGTACAGATAAACGCTGAAGTCACCAACAACCAAACTGCTATGCAAGAGCGTCAAGCCCTGTATGCCCACGATATTGCTATCGGTCAGGGTGCAAGTCTATGGGTAATCAATGCCCGCGCTATGGTGCGTCCTGCCATAACCTACGGCATGTTTATCTTGTTTGCCTTTGTGGAGATCTTTGGCTTCTGGTTTGCGTATCACAAAGAAGTGCCGTTTGATGTGGCGTTAGATTTACTGTGGGATAACGAGACACAGATCATTTGGGCATCTGTGGTGTCATTCTGGTTTGGCACACAAGCATTTGGCAAGAAATGATATTAAATCAAGGCAAAGTGGCTGGTGGTTTGGTAGAAGAACTGCTTGAAGTCATACACAAGTACGATGAAACTTTGTACATGGCAACAGTTATTGGTGCTTTGGAATTGGTTAAACAACAACTAATCCAAGAAAGCATCGAGGAAGAAGAATGAACATCAGCGCCCTTTGTATCGAGGACATTAAACACCATGAGGGGGTAAGGCAAAAGCCTTATCGGGACTCGGTGTACCTCTGGACAGTGGGCGTTGGTCACTTGATGTATGACTCACAGGCTAGGTTGCCTGTAGACCAGAGGGCGGCTATCCAGTTGCGCCCAGAAGATAACCGTGTGTACCCGATGGAGGAAGTTGATGCAATTCTTAGAGCAGATCTGGCTCGTTTTGAGCGGGGTGTATCAACCCTATGCCCAGTTAGTCTTACCCAAGGCAATTTTGATGGGTTGGTATCTTTTAGCTTTAATGTTGGTCTGGGAACACTACAGCGCTCAACCCTCCGTCAGAAGGTTCTTCGCGGCGATATTCAAGGTGCGGCAGACGAGTTCTTGAAATACACTAAGGCTGGGGGTAAAGTGTTAAAAGGTTTAGTCACAAGACGAAACGATGAACGCGCCCTGTTCTTGTCATAGGATTAGAAATGCCACTAAAAAAACTAGCTCTAAGGCCGGGGGTCAATAAGGAGAACACTCGCTATACCAATGAGAACGGCTGGTATGACTGCGACAAAATCCGATTCCGCCAAGGTACGCCTGAGAAAATAGGTGGGTGGCAACGCATCTCTACTAGTACATTCTTGGGGGTTTGCAGATCTCTTTGGAACTGGGTTACTCTAAACACGCTGAACCTTATTGGAGTAGGCACTAACTTAAAGTTCTACATTGAACGCGGTGGTGTTTATAACGATGTAACGCCTATCCGGTCTACTGTAACTTTGACCGGCCCATTTGCGGCCAGCAATGGTTCTAGCACCATCACGGTTACTTCTGCATCACATGGATGTATTACTAATGACTATGTGACTTTTAGCGGTTCTGGTATTACTAGCTTGGGTGGAAACATTACCGTTGCAGTTTTAACAGGTCAGTTTCAAGTCACCGTACTTACAACCAATACTTACACCATCACGGTATCTGCTACAGCTAACGGCTCAGATACTGGTAATGGCGGAACTGTTATTGCCCAATATCAAATCAATACAGCGCCAGCATATGCGGTGGCTACCACGGGCTGGGGCGCAGGATTCTGGGGTTATGGAACTTGGGGTAACGGGCAATCTTCTGTTACCGCCTTACGCTTATGGAGTCAGAATAACTTTGGCCAAGACTTGGTATACGGGCCAAGGGGCGGGGCTATCTATTATTGGAGCGCATACATTGGCGCGGCCTCTTCTACATTTACGGTGACCATAGCATCCCCCGGAGTTGTTACGGCTACGGGCGTTACATCTTTGGTTAATGGCACAGCTCTTCAACTAACAACAACTGGTGCTTTGCCTACGGGTTTGTCTGTTGGTACGGTTTATTACGTCATCAATGCTTCTGGTACGACTTGTAATTTGTCGGCCACCTATGGCGGAAGTGCGATTAATACAACTGGAACTCAATCAGGCACTCATTCAATATCTGCAAGAGGAATAAACATTACTAGTTTGGGCGCGGCATCTAATTGCCCAACAGTACAAAACTATCTCCTTGTCTCGGATACAAGCAGATATGTATTTGCTTTTGGATGCAATGCGCTTGGCTCTACCACCCAAGACCCTATGCAGATTCGCTGGTCTAATCAGGAATCTGTAGTTGAATGGACTCCTTCCGCCACCAATACTGCCGGTGATCTGCGTCTGTCTCATGGCTCTCAAATCATTACAGCCATGCAAGCCCGCCAAGAGATATTGGTATGGACTGATTCTTCTCTCTACTCCTTGCAATATGTAGGCGCTCCTGTGGTTTGGGGTTCTCAGCTGGTGGGCGATAACACTTCTATCGCAGGACAAAATGCTGTTGCTTATGCAAACGGCGTGGCTTTCTGGATGGGTGTGGATAAGTTCTACAAATATGATGGACGCACTCAAACCCTATCTTGTGATTTGCGTCAATACGTTTTTGAGAACATCAACAAAGACCAGTTTGACCAAGTTATGTCTGGAACTAATGAAGGCTTTAACGAGGTCTGGTGGTTCTATTGCTCACTTGGTTCTAATGTTATTGACTCTTATGTCATCTACAACTATCAAGAAGCTAATGGTCAAGGCGGGGTTGGGGTTTGGTACTACGGCTCTATGGCTAGAACTGCTTGGCTTGACTCTGGTTTAAGAGATTACCCAATTGCGGCAACTTACAACTACAACCTTGTTGATCATGAGGTTGGAGTTGATGATGGAGCAACTGGAACAACTACAGCTATTGAGGCTTACATTACATCTGCTGAATTTGATGTTGATGATGGAGATAAGTTTGGGTTTATATGGCGTGTGCTTCCTGACGTTACGTTTAGGGGTTCGACCGCGACTAGCCCGCAGCTCACAATGTATTTACACCCAATGGCAAACTCAGGTTCTGGGTATAACAGTCCAGAATCAGTAGGCGGATCAAACTCTGCAACTGTTACTCGCACGGCGGTTATTCCTATCGAAGCGTTTACTGGACAGATATATACAAGGGTACGAGGCCGTCAAATGGCTATGGAGGTTAGGTCTACGGCCACCGGAGTAACTTGGCAGTTAGGCTCACCCCGTCTTGATATTAGGTTAGACGGAAGACGCTGATGGCAACAATCATTGCCCGCATCCTTAGCAAGTTTAGAGCGCCAGCGTTGCCTTTGGCGGGGCAAGACTATCTCACTACAGATGAGCAGCAGTTTAGAAATGTGTTGCGTATTTACTTTAACCAGTTGGATAACGCCTTTTCTACCTTGTTGGACTCCACTGGTGGTAAGTTTATTAACTTTCCATATGGAGCATTTCATCAAGATGGATATACAACTTTAACTAACGCTATACCAAATTCAAGCTCAACCGCGACTATTGTTGTTGGTTCAACTACTAACTTTGCATCTGCTGGAACTATTCTTATCCAGAAAGAATTAATTAGTTATACAGGTAAAACTGCCACCACATTTACGGGCATCACTAGGTCACAGTATGGTTCATCAGGTGCTTCACATGCTGCGGGCGTTTATATAACAGAAGCTCAGGCAGTACCATCTGCAACTACGGCTCTAGCTTTCCCATTTGATACAACAGATTCCAGCAATGGAGTATCTTTAGACCCCGCAGATAATACAAAAATTGTTTTTGCTAATGCTGGGACTTACAACATCCAGTTTAGTATCCAGCTTTTAAATGCTAAAAGTTCAATAGATAACGTAACTCTTTGGTTTAGGCAAAACGGTGTTGACGTTTCGTATTCGGCTGGAATTGCGACCGTTCCTCTTGGCCCCGGAACTACATTAGGTGCAAGTCTTGTGGCTTGGAACTTAGTTTTACCTATAAACGCTAATGACAATATTCAGTTAATGAT